GCAACCATTACAAATGCGTAAATTTTGACCTAATAAGGCAGCTACCAAAAACAAATGATTATATCCCGTTATTTCTGTTTCATTCGCAAATGAATGATAGGTTTAGGCTACATTGTGAATTTGCGCTATGGGATAGAAACACGGTTATAGTCAATGACATAGAACATGATGCCGATTATTATTTTAAGCATAACAAAGTAGTGCAGGTAGCAGCCTTAATAAAATTTAAAACACATCAAATACTAATAGCGAAGAAATGACAGATTTACCGACATTTGAGGAAACATTCGAACGCCAATTATTTGAAGCTGGCGAAAACAAAATGTTTTATAACAACGGCTACATAATTATAAATGAACTTTGGCTTAGAAACTTTCATAAGTTAGCACAAACAGAAAAACCGCTGCATATCACTACGCAACGGTCTGAGAACACATGAAAACAAAAGAGCAAAACAGTAAATTATTCGCCTGCAGGTTTATCACTTGCAGGTTTTTTTAGCATATCTTTAGGGTTAGGTATAAATCCTTTAAAGTAACCGATAATGTCAACGCCCGTAGTTTGTGAAACGTTCTCAAAGATAGATTTTAATTCTATGCCACAAACGAATAAAGCAACGTAATACGATAGCGTAAATTCTAAGTCTAACATCCATGTAAAAACTTGACTACTTATAATAGCCAAACAATAATCATTCATTTTAGAAATGGTTCTTCTAAAACCCCTCGATTGTATTTTTTCGCCCAATGCTTTAGCTTTGCGCACGCCTGTTAAAAAGTCAATCAATAGCATGAAGCTAAGACAGATAATTAAAGGCTTTAAAATACAAAGCTGCATTTTAATTTCGGGCAGCACCTTCATAAAAAAATTTAGGGAATCAGATGCTAATCGCAAAGAATCAGAGGTAATCGTTAGGGAATCCATTAACTAAGTTTAATATATCGTGAAACAATAACAGCCGCTGGCGTACCTATAAAGATAAACCACCAGGGCAGCGGTACGAAAATTACAAAGAACGTAAATGTAAATAGTGCAACCCATGTACCAAAGCAAATAGGACAAGCGCCCGCCATAGACCAAGGATTATTTTTCATGTTGTTTTCAGTATCGTTATAAACGTGTTCAACTTGTTGAAGATAGTCTTTGTAAATTACATCTGATTCTTCAGCGGTTTTATTTTCAAGTTGACCGTTTAAATATACATCGCGTTTTATTTTCCAAGCGTTGTATTTAGCCCACACGCGGTTTTTTTCTTTTGTTTCGAAGTCTAAGTAACGTTTAGAAATAAAAGCCCCGTACGCGGAAAAAATACGCCCTGTATAATATTCGCCTTGAATCGGCGAACCTATGCAGTAATGTAAAAACACTATTGCACAGGCTGCGATGGGTATTAGGATTAGAAGACTAAGCATTATACAATAGTTGCATTATATCCTAACTGTATAAATTCGTTTTGCATATAAAGCAAAGCAATATCTAATGATTGCGTTTCAGTTGGTAAAATGACATAGTTATAAGTCATATTTATTACATCGGTGCTTATTTCTTTGCCTGCTAAATAAGCGTCAGCATTTTGATAAGTTTTGTACGTAACAGTTATTGAGCCGTCTAAATTGCAAGTGAAAACTATTCTCACATAAATTTCTGTTAGCTCTATATCTGTACCTTGTACTAAAATTGCTTTTGTGTTTTTTGATAATTGAAGTGCCATAATGTTAATCTATTCTTTTGTATTTTAAAATTGAACCTTTCCAAGTGCGTGCAGTTGTAGCTGGTGTAGCCGCATTTTGTGCAAATTGAAATTTAAAAGTAGCGTTTGATGAAGCAGTAAAAGAGTATATTGTTTTAATACTAAGAAGATAATCTAAATCATTTGCTGATGTTCCTGAGCCTACTGAATTTGTAACTGATGAAACTCCTGCTGTAATATTTGCAACTCCTGCTACACTACCAGTGCTATTATTTGTTACAATGCCTTGACCTTTCATAGTTCCAGCACTTACTGCAAATGCACTTTTGTAATCGGCTGTGGTGCTATTTGAAGAAATTACCAAATCTAATTCTAACATATAATGACCGCCCGCAACAACACTAAATTGTAGTTCTGTATCATCTTGCAAAGTAGCGTTATTTGTCACATCCTGATTTGCACTTTTTACAATTACGCTCCAACCTTCAGCATTTGAAATTGGTTTATTTTTCCATAGCTGAGTTGAACTTTCATAAATTAGCCCATCATTATTTGCAAGCGTTCCTGTATTTATCGAAACATTGTGCAATTCGTCCAATTCATAGCCATTTTGAACGTGCAATAAGATGTGTCCATCAGTTGCGCTTTTCTTAGCTACATAGCCAATTACTACAGCGTGCTGAGGTGCTACGGGCTTAACATTTGTTATTGCGCCTAGTGTTGTCGGACTTAAATATAAAACATCGCCCTCAGTAAAGGCATTAGTATTTAAACCGTGAATAATGCCATTTATACCTACAAAACCATTAGAAGCATCTGCAATATCTTCGGCTACAATACCAAAGGCTGTAGCACTGTTTGCATCACTGTCGCCTTGTGCTAAATTTATACCTATAAAACCACCTGCAACACCTACAACTTTGACTACGCTGCCTTTAGTAATTGCAGAACCGCTATTATTTCTTGCCTTAACAAAAAGTTGATGCCCTAATTTATTTTTTAAACCGCCTTGCATACCAAGGTCAATTGTACCATCGGTATTATTCCACGCCATTTGACCAGCGCCAGCCGTTGAAGTTGTAGCCGTGTCAAAGTCTAACAAGTTTAAATCAGTAATATCTAAACCACCTGCTGAATCGCCCGCCGTTAAAACTTGTGTTAGTGTAGGTGTTGGTCCGCTTCCGCCGCTAACTACAAAAAAAAAATCAGTACTTAACAATTGTGCTAAGTCCGCGCAAGTACCTGAAAACGCAATTGGTGCCGCTGGTACTACTTCAGTATTTGCTACGTTTGTAGGGTCGATATATTCAACGCTGCCATTATCTTGAACAACTTTAACGCTACCGTTTACATTGCATTCTATTTCAACTATATCGGGGCTAAGGCTGTTAATGAAATCGCCCGAAGTCGAATCATAAATAGCTACATTGCCATTTGCGAGTTTTACAATATCTATCATTGGTTTATTATTATTTTAGTGCTAAATTCAATACAATCATATTCAATGCCATTAACTTCAAGTGTGACAATTTCGCCGTTAGGGTCAATTATTTGTCCTGAGTATGTGTAACTTTCATTTAGGTTTGTAAGTGTAAATATTACCGTTTCACCATCCAAAACATCAACGCTATAATAAATATTTACAGAACCAAAAGTTAATTCTAAAACCCAAGTGCCTGCAGTTAGTGCATCTACAACAATACCAGTATCATAAACAGCATTACAAGCATTAAGACAGCCCAAATTTAAGGTTTTTTCACAACAATTACAACAAGGCATATATTTAAAGTTTAATTTTTTCTAAAAAAGGGGGTATTGATTCCAACCCCCTAACTAATTGCCTAAGGTAGCGAAACTTGGCGGCATAGTGAATCTTTATAAAATTGTTATACTATTACTTATTGCGCTGGTTGAACCTGCTATATTAGTAGCTGTTACTACGCATGTTATTTTTTTTCCTAAATCTTCTAATACTGTTAAATACTGACTATTTGTTTGACCTATAATGTCAATTCCGTTTCTTCGCCATTGGTAAGTGTAAGTAATAGGCAAATCTCCAGTCCAAGTTCCATTATCAATAACATCTATTTTAGCATTAACGATGGCAGCACCATTTATAACAGGTGCTATTGTGTTAACTGGTCGTAATCCTATTATAGGTTCAGGCTGCGGATTATTTATAACTTCACATATCGCAAACGGCTTACATTTCTCTGTTAAACTAAAATCATATCGTAATTCAAAATCTAAACTAACTATTTGCATTAGGCTTAACAGCGTTTTCGGGTCTTTGCCTGTTTCAGCAGCGTAAACGGTCCACGGTAGTACTTCATTACTAACAGGAAACAAACGCGGGTTAACTATTGCATATTGCCATTGTACGCCTTTAAAGTTAGCACCGTACAGCGCAAATTTAACGCTATCCAATAGCATACGCGGGTCAGCGCAAACATGCCAAAAAACTAATTTAAGTGGAACACGCACATCCAATTCGATTCCACAACTTCCGCGCTTTGTATTTGCTGCTTTTCTTGTTTCCGAAACAATACCATTAGTACGGATATAATAGCCCGTTCGCGCGGTGTCTGTGATGCCAACATAGTTTCGTGTGCCGTTTTGCGTAACATTTAAAGTA